TGTCTGGGTTTTGCATGCCTGGCTACCGGTTCAGCAGATAATCAAGCCGATCACTAAACTCTTGCGGCAGCTGGTCTTGTACCAGCCGCTCGGCGCCGCGAATGGTTTCCGGATAGGCGACCATGCCGGGGATCGACGGGCCGTACATCGGCACGACGGCGCTGTCGTTTCGGCCTTGTTCGCGCCGCCGATAGATGCGCCCTTTGGCCAGAAAACCGCCCGGCTGTACGGTCTTGCGCCCCTTGTCCTTGCGGACTCGCGCCGTGGCTGCCCGCCGGTGGGTTTTGAACGGCTTGCCTTTCTTGCTCTTGGCCTTCACCCGGACGCGCTTGTCTTTGCCGCCAAACCGCTCCAGCGGGATCTTGCCGCCGGTGTAGAGCAAGGACCGGCCGGTGTCCTGGTACTTGTTCACGGATAACGAATTCTTGATATCGCCGGCCTTGAGCGCATAGACCTTGCGGATATCCTTGCTGATATGGGTCGCAGCCTTGCGCGAGACGGCGTTGATCGCCCAGCGCTGTGCCTTGTCGACGGACTTGCCGGCTTCGCCGAGCTGCGTACGCAACTGCTCCATGTCCTGGAGTCGGTACTTGATCGGCATCAGCTCACCTCTAGGACGCGTTCAAACCCGTCGTCGTCCAGCACCTGGTGGACCTGCCAGGTCTGGCCGTCGCGCTCGATGGTGTCGCGCCGCTCGGATACCGGCACCTGTTCGACCAATACGGCAATGACAGTCACACGGCGGGCGATCTGGTCGTCGTCGTAGACTTCGTAATTGCGGTCGAGCACCGCCTTGATGCCGCGCACCACACCATTCGGCACGCGCCCGCCCCGATACACGGCCCCGCCCTGGCTGAAGGCGCGAAAGCCGGCGCGGGTGGTAAGGCGTTCGAGATTCATCTTTCCTCCGCGAGAAACCCCGTCCTTTAGGGCGGGGAGGATGTCAAGCGATCAAAACCCGATCAAGAAATAGGTGAAGCGATCCGCAGCGATCAAAGAAAAGCCCGGCGAACCGGGCTTTTGATTCATCGCTCCGAGTCGATTACGCGGCCGGCGCGTCGTCCGGCGCAGGCGTGGCCTTGCGGCCCGGCTTCTTGCCGGCCGGCTTGGCCGGGCTGGGCGCGGCCTTGTCAGCCAGCCCCTGGTCGATCAGGGCGTTTGCGGTCGCGTCATCGACGTCGATCACGTCGTTTGGCGGCAGGTACTTGCCCCGGTGTTTGAGGGTGCAGCGGGTAACGATCTGCATCGCTTACTCCGAGACCACGGTGATCGTCGCGAACGCATCGATCTGGTGCGGCACGACCAGCGGCGCCGACTGCAGCATCATCCACCGCACGCTGGGATCTTCTTCTTCCCAGCTCTTGGGGTAGTACGGCACCGATGCGATGGCCGACAGATCCTTGATCGCACCGTAGTGGCGCGCGGTGCGGGCCTGGCGGCTGCCGGCGAACACCTTGTTCACGGGCACCATCGGCTTTTCCTCGCCGTCGTCGCCGGTATACCACTCGTCGTACGTCCACAGGTCCGCGCCGAACAGGTTGCCGACATAGCTCGCACCCATCGCGCTATAGGCGGCCAGGTCGATCTGGCCGGTATTCACGCGCCGGTTGTCGAGCTGCTTGAGCAGCGCGGGGTTCTTGATCAGCGCGTCATATGCCTGCTCGCCGAGCACGAAGTCGGTGGGCACGATGCCGGACTGCTTGCCGACCACGCGCCGCGCGTTGCGGATATCGGCGCCAATGTCGGCGTCCGCGCCGTCCCACTGGCTGGTGCCCGAGAGCACGATCTTGTTGGCGTCTTCCATCTGGAAGTCGAGCACGTCGCTCACACCTTCGCCTTCGACCGCGATCTGGCCGCCGTCCAGCGCCTGGGCGGCCATCCATTCTTCGCGCCGCACGATCATCTCGCGCAGTTCCTGCATGTCGCGCATGGCACGGGTGGCGGCCCGCTCAGACGGCGACTGGCCGTCTTGATAGATGTGATTGCCCATGGTGCGGCTCATGATCTCCGCAGCCGTGGTGGGCATCTTCATTTTGATGTACGGCGGCTTGTAGCTGCGCGTGGTGTAGCCGAGCGCTTCGACGACTTTGCCCTGACGGGCCGGGTTGACGAACGGCGCGAGCCGGCGCTTGCCCTTGTAGATGTCGATATCGACATACTCGGAGTCGGACGTCTCGACGGTCGGGAAGAACGTGTCCAGCAGGAACGTCTTGGGCGGGTGCAGCTGCTCCAGTGCCTGGAGCATCGTGCGGGTTTCGAACATGGATATGTCCATTGAATACCTCCTTGGGTGATGCGCCACTTACTTGGAGACGCTGGGTTCGAGAAAGATGCTGTACGCGCGCAGCGCGTCGCGGAAGCCGGCCGCGGTGTCGGAACCGGTCACGCCGACGGCGCGCTCGTTGAACTGGCCGGTGAGATAGGCAATCGCCGGCGTGTCGCCGCCGGTGGCGTCCACGTTCTCGGCCAAAATGGCCACGGCGGCCTCGCTGCCGTCAACCAGCGTGCTGTCGGCCTGAACATAGGCCGTGCCGTTATTGCCAAGAATGGCGCCGCGTGCCAGCGTCTGGCCCGATGCAATGGTGACCGCCCGCGTCACGAGCGGAAAGTCGCCGGACAAGAGATTGTCGCGTTCGTAGGTATGGGTCTGCATTACTTGCTCCCGTTCATGCGGTTGGCGGCAGCCACGAGAGCATTCGATGCCACTCCTTCCTGCTGCCCAGTGGGTTGGTGGTGGTCGATTTCTTCGCCCGACATGCGTGCGCATGCTTCGACCATGAGCGATCCGAGGGCGTCCGCGAACTGCGCCGTATCGTTGCCGTGGGCCGCAATCGCGAACTGATCGGCCAGCGCGCCGGCGGCCTTGTTGTCTTCGGGGAACGTGGCCGCCATATTGACGCGGATGGCATCGACGTCCGCCATGATGGTCTCGGCCTGCTCGGCGGTAACGCCGCGATCGCGCAGCCGTTTGGCGAGCCCGTCACATTCGTGCTCGCTGCAGAGTTCGACCAGAGCGTCGAGGCTAGCGGCGTTGTCGGGTGCGCCGAACTGGTTACGGGCCTCGGCCTCGGTGAACAACGGCTCACCCGCCGCACCGGGTACGGCCGTAAACGCCAGCGTCTGCGCTTCGCCGTGCTCGTCGGTCGTATCGGCGCCGATGCCGGCAACGCTACCGTCGTCGTTGGTGTGCACGGTAAATCCGGCGGCAGCGAGCTGGTCGGCGATGCCGGGCGATTCAGCCGCCGTCTGCTCCGACGACGCTTGAGCTTTGGGCTTGCGCCCGAACAGAGATAGGGCCATTGCGTTCATTCCTTTTCGGATGGGGTTGGAATTGCGCCGCAGCGTCTTATCGAACGCCTCCAGCGCATCGTGGGCCGGCATGATCTCGTCGATCAGGCCTAGCTCCAGGGCTTCGCGGGCGTTGAGCACGCCCGCCTCGGTCTTGCGCACCGCGTCGGCCGACAGTCCGCGGTACTGGGCCACGCTGTCGACGAACATCGAATACACCTCGTCCACGTCGGCCTGCATGCGCGCGTGGACGTTGTCGGGCAACGGCGCCAAGCTGTTGCCTTCGGCTTTGCGGGCCCCGGCGGTTATCAGCGTGATTTCGCGGCCCTGCTGTTCGAGCGCGCCGGCGATGTTTTCATGCATAGCGATCACGCCGACCGATCCGGTCTGCGCGGTGCGCGGGGCAACAATCCGGTCGGTCGCCGCGGCCAGCGCGTACGCCGCCGAGCAGCACAGTTCGTCGACCAGCGACCAGATCGGCGTGTCGATATCGTGGATGAGCTGCGCCAGGTCGAACGTGCCGGACACCGAGCCGCCGGGGCTGTTGAAGTCCAGCAGAATGCCGCGCACCTCCGGATCTGCGTCCGCGGACTGAATCAGCGCCTGCAGTCCGTCGAGGCCGACCATGCCGCTGGATGGGTTCAGATGCCCGAATTTGTGCGTGATAGTGCCGTCCACCTCGATCACGGCAATGCCGTCGACGGTCTTGGCGAGCGTCTTGCCGCTCGCGCTCCAGTTGTCCAGCACCGCCTGCATATCCGCACGTTCCAGAATGGCGCCGTCGTGCATGTGCAGCGATTGCACGTTCAGGCGATCGACCAGCGCCGACACCATGGTCCGGGCGCGCTGCGGCTCGATCATGAGCGATCGACCGAATATCTGTGCTGCGATGTGTTGATAACTCATGTGGTGGCGTCCTGTGTCTGCTCGGCTTCGGTCGGCGCGGCATCCACCCGCTTGCCGCTGTTATCGGTCTGGCGCGGGTCGGTGTCGTGCACCAGGTCGAGATCGTCGGCGCCGGT